CTGGTGGGATTTTCTCCCATAGCCATGATGAAAAACGCACTCGGCGCAGCTATGGCTGTGGAGCGTTACGGCAGTGCATTCTTCAAAAACGGAGCGCAGCCTGCCGGTGTTCTGGAGCATCCGGGTGTGCTGAAGAATCCCGAAAAGATCCGTGAGAACTGGACGAGAGTGTACGGCGGTTCCCGAAATGCACACCGCATCGCAGTCCTCGAAGAAGGTATGCAGTATAAGCCAATCTCCCTGCCGCCGGAGGATTCGCAGTTTCTGTCCACAAGAGAATTCGATGTGGAGGAAATCTGCCGTATGTTTCAGGTGCCGCCGCATCTGGTACAGGATCTGAAACGCAGCACCTTCAATAACATCGAGCATCAGGGCATCGCATTTGTACAGTATTCTCTCATGCCCTGGATCATTCGCATCGAGAAAGGCATCATCAAAGACCTATTACTGGAAGATGAAAAAGACATCTACTTCCCGAAATTCAATGTGGATGGTCTCATGCGCGGCGACTACCAGAGCCGTATGAACGCCTACGCTATCGGCGTGGGCAACGGATTTATGTCGCCCAACGATGTGCGCCGTCTGGAAAATATGGATCTCATTCCTGAAGATCAGGGCGGTGAGGATTATTACCTCAATGGCAGCTACAATAAATTGCAGGATGCAGGTGCGGCGTATAACCTGAATGCTCCGCAGGAGGATGAACCACCGGATACCGAGGAACAGGATGAGCCGGATGAGAGCCCGGACGAAGAAACCGATGACCGTTTCCTGCGGCAAAAACGCAGGAAGAAGTACAGAAATGGGGGTATGTAAATGGAAAAGTTCTGGAACTGGATTCACGATGACAGCGGCGGCAGAGTCCTCCGGCTTGAAGGTCCTATCGACTCGGAGAGCTTCTGGGGTGATGAAATTACGCCGCAATCTTTCCGCGATGAACTGTATGCCGAGGAGGGTGACATTACACTTTGGCTGAATAGTCCAGGCGGCAATGTGCGCTCAGATAGGGCGTTGTTAAAAGTAGCTTAAGGTACTACGCTGTAAGATAACGCAGCAGCCAACCTGCCTAACCGAAAGGCGAAAGCTGATACGGGAACATAGCACGGCAGGAAAGCGGTAAGTTGCCTAAAGGCATTCGGGCACGACTGAACCGCAATGGCAAGTGGATATGAGGATAAATCTGGGTTTGGTGAATGTGAGTTTCCAGTGTCCGTTCCCGGGTGGAGAGAAGAAAGTGCCTGAAACTTCTCGCTTGAAGAACAATAATGTAAGTTACCGATTATTGTGTTGTCAGATACTTCAAGCCACGTGCAAGAGAACTTGTGCAAACGAAACGAAAGCATATCCGACAATCCACAACACCTATTAACAACGCTAACTGAGGATTACCTAAATCGGAATGACTGAAAAGTCTATGTGTAATACCGAAAGGTGATAAATTTCAAGCCGTGAAACGCAAGAAAGATGACACTGAATATCCGACAGGGTAACGGAGTCTCCATAGTAGTCCGAGGACGGTAACGCCGTCTACATGGCGAAGGGAGACAGTTTGTGTGTACCAAAATCAAAACTTGATTAGAGAGGAAAGCCTCATATGAATTCAACAATAGAGATTTTGGCGAGAATCAACGAAAATTCCCTAAAACATCCCGACGAAGTATTTACACGCTTGTACAGATATTTGTTGCGAGAGGATATTTATTTTATCGCATATAAGAATCTGTACGCAAACAGCGGCGCAGCGACCAAAGGAATAGACGATGATACAGCAGACGGGTTCAGCGTGGAATATATTCATTCCATAACCGAAAGTTTGCGGAATGGTACGTATCAGCCAAAACCCACACGAAGAACCTATATTGAAAAATCCAATGGGAAAATGCGCCCGATTAGTATTCCTACTTTTACGGATAAATTGGTGCAGGAAGTCATGAGAATGATTTTGGAAGCGGTATATGAGCCGATTTTCTTAGATGTTTCACATGGGTTCAGACCTAACAGGAGCTGTCATACAGCACTGGAACAAATCAAACACGAGTTTACAGGAGTAAGATGGTTTGTTGAGGGTGACATTAAAGGCTGTTTTGACAACATTGACCATGAAACACTTGTCTCCATTGTGAACCGCAAAATCAAAGACGCACGATTTATCCAACTCCTTTGGAAAATCCTGAAAGCCGGATATTTAGAGGACTGGAGATACAACAAAACATTCAGCGGAACGCCGCAAGGCGGTATCATTTCCCCGATTCTTGCTAATATTTACCTGCATGAATTGGACCAGAAAGTAATGGTAATACGCCAGAACTGTTATAAGCCGCGAGAACGCGCATACACTCCGGAATACTCTAAATTACAGCATGAATTACGCGCAATTAAAACCAAAATCAGCCGTGCAGAGGGAGAAGAAAAGGCAGGGTTGATAAGGGAACTGAAAGAAGTCCGTAAACGCCAGAGAAACGCGCCTTGTGTTTCACAGACAGATAAACGCCTATCATACGTCCGCTATGCAGATGATTTTATCATTGGTGTAGTCGGCAGCCGAGAGGACTGCGAACGAATCAAACAAGAATTGACAGAATATGTTGCAGAAGAGCTAAAAATGGAACTGAGCGCAGAAAAAACGCTCATTACACACAGCAACAATAAAGCGCGGTTTTTAGGCTATGACATTCGAGTGCGCAGAGACAGTAAGGTAAAAAAGACTAAGGCAGGACGTAAAGTCAGAACCCTGAGCAACAAAGTAGAACGCACAGTTCCCATAAAAGACAAAATTGAAAAATTCCTTTTTTCTCACGGTATTGTCTACCTTAAAAACGGGAAACTTACACCATGCCACAGAGATAGATTGCTGCATTTGACAGACCTTGAAATAGTGACCGCATACGGTGCAGAAATCAGAGGCATTTGTAATTACTATAATCTTGCCAGCAACTACTCAGATTTGCATTACTTCTGTTACCTTATGGAGTACAGTTGCCTGAAAACACTTGCCGCAAAGCATAGAACGAGTCTGAAAAAGATTCGGAATAAATATGCCAACGGTAAGAGCTGGGGTGTACCCTATGAAACCAAAAAGGGACAGAAAATCGCAGCACTTCCCACACAAGCAGACTGCGCAAATGTCAAGAACGGAACGGATACCATTCCGATATTGACAATACAACATCTACACAGTCGTACAAAATTTGAGGACAGGCTTAAAGCAAGAAAATGCGAACTCTGCGGCAGTGAGAACAGCGAGCATTACGAGATTCATCACGTAAACAAAGTGAAAAATCTCAAAGGGAAAACACTCTGGGAACAAATTATGATAGCAAAAAAGCGAAAAACGCTTGTGGTATGTCGGGAATGCCACAAGAAGATTCACGGGAAACAAAGTTGATTGAACGCAAATGGAGAGCCGGATACTCTGAGAGGGGTAAGTCCGGTTCGGAGGGGGGCTTGTGTAAACCTACTGTAGCAATACAGCAAGGCGACACTTGCCTACCCTACGTGTTCGCAGCAGCAGAAATTTACACGATGATACGTGATTATCCGCACAGGGTAACGGTAAAAATCGCAAGCATTGCAGCATCGGCGGCGAGCGTGATTGCTATGGCAGGAAATACTGTGCAGATGTCTCCGACCGCACTCCTGTTCGTGCATGATCCGTCCACAATTGCGATGGGAAACGCCAAGGACATGGAAAAAGCCATCGCAACACTGAATGAGGTCAAAGAGAGCATCATCAACGCATATGCCGCAAAAACCGGACTCAGCAGAAACCGCATCAGCAAGCTCATGTCGGACGAGACATGGATCAATGCGAAAAAGGCAGTTGAGCTGGGCTTTGCAGATGAGATTCTGTTCGATGAAAAGTCCAAACCGGACAAGAAGGATGAGCCTGACGATCCGGACGAGCCTGAGAAGCTTGATCAGGAAGGCGGTGACGATGAGGGTGATGAAAAGAAAGAGACCGAAAAGAAGCCGTTCAAGCTGGAATCCGACTGGTCTTACAGTACCCGTATCATGGGGCAGACCATCTTGGGAAAGATCACCGCAGGCGCAGAAATCGCAGACACGGACGACACTCCCGATGACAAAACCGAAACACCGGAATCTGCCGAAAAAGGGCTGACCGCACCTGTGGTCACTGTCCCCGATATGCCTGTGATCGGCATGGACGGTAAAACCGCAGACGGCGCAATGCCGTATGAAATTCTGAAACAGCAGCTTGCATTTTTGAGATAAGGCTGGCTGTATTTTTATGCGACACCGGATTTTATCCGGAGAAATGGAGAAAAGATATGAGCAAGATCATGGAACTTCGCAGTAAACGTAATACCCTGTGGGAGCAGACAAAGGCATTCCTTGAAAAGCACCGTGGTGAGAACGGTCTCGTGGAGGCATCCGCAGTTGAGCAGTACAACAAAATGGCCGGTGAGGTGCAGGCTCTCGGTGCAGAGATCGAGCGTCTGGAACAGCAGGCAGCCGTGGATGTGGCACTTTCCGCACCGACCTCCAAGCCCGTCACCAACGCTCCCGGCGCAAAGAACACGCCGCCCACTAACCCGACCGCAACGGACGAGTACAAGTGTGCGTTCTGGGATATGATCCGCAACAAGGGCGATCAGCTTGCAGTCCGCAACGCACTCTCTGTCGGTGAGGACACCGAGGGCGGCTACACTGTGCCCGACGAGTTCGAGCGCCGTCTGATTCAGGCGCTTGAGGAAAACAACATCTTCCGCCAGATGGCAACGGTCATCAAGACCAATTCTGGTACCCGCAAGATCCCGATTGCCAATGACACGATGGAGGCACAGTGGATCGATGAGGGCGAGGAAATTCCGGAGACCGATACTCGTTTCGGTCAGACCACGCTCTCCGCATACAAGCTCGGCACAATGATCAAGATCTCCAACGAACTGCTTCACGATTCTGCCTTCGACCTCGCAAGCTATATCGCTGCACGTTTCGGTGTGGCAATGGGCAACGCCGAGGAAAGAGCGTTCTTCACCGGTGACGGTGACAAGAAGCCCCTCGGTATTCTCGATGAGACCGGCGGCGCTGAGCTTGGTGTCACTGCGGCATCTCAGACTGCGATCACCTTCGATGAGATCTTCAACCTCTACTACAGCCTGAAGTCTCCCTACCGCCGCAACGCACAGTTCGTCTGCAACGAGACCATTCTCCTTCAGCTCATGAAGCTGAAAGACAAGAACGACAACTACCTCTGGAAGCCGAGCCTTGATATCGCAAAGCCGGATACAATTCTCGGCAGACCGATCCGCACCTCTTCCTTCATGCCCGGTATCGCAAAGGGTGAGCGTGTTCTCCTCTTCGGTGACATGAAGAATTACTGGGTGGCAGACCGTCAGAACCGCACCTTCCGCCGTCTGAACGAGCTGTATGCCCGCACCGATCAGGTCGGCTTCCTCACCACGCAGCGTGTGGACGGCCGTCTGATCCTGCCGGAATCCGTCAAGGTTCTCAAGATGGCTGGAACAAAGGCTACTACGACTGGCGGTAACACCGGCGGCGGTGCAGGCGGCAACGGCTGATGAACGGAGGGCAGATAAGTGACTCTGATCTCACTGCCTGAAACAAAAAACTATCTCCGTGTAGATCATTGCGAGGATGACAAGCTCATCCTCACTCTGATCGATACGGCACAGCGGCTCGTGATGGATGTGGGGCGCATGAATGAAAAGCAGCTCGCGGAAAATGAGGAGACCTCCCGGCAGGCTATGCTGTATACTGTTTCGTACCTCTATGAAAACCGCAATACTGCTGATTATCATGCGCTGACGCTGACACTCAGGGCACTGTTATTCGCACAGAGGGAGGGCATCGTCTGATGGAGATCGGAAAACTGAATCAGCGCATCGCCGTCCTTGAAAATCATGTCAAAAAAGATGCGATCGGCAATCACAAGGCTCAGTGGGAGGAGGTGTTCTCACTCTGGGCATCTGTGACTGTATCCAATAACGGTGCTTCTGAGGAGACGGATACCGGCGTGACCAGAGCGATTCAGAAGATTGAGGTCATCATCCGGCAAACTCCGCAGACAAAAAGAATGTCCTCAACGCTTTATCGCATCCGCTTTGACGGTCTGGACTACGACATCAAAGGCATTGTGCCGAATTACCAGACGCAGGACTATATGAAGCTGATCTGCGAATCCAGAAAGGCAGGTGCGAAGGATGACATCTATTGACGATCTGGCATCGGAGGTCATGAAAGGGCTGACGGAATACGCAGAGCTTGCCGATACAGCCATGAAAAAGGCTGTGAAAAAGACAGCGACCGCAGTCAAGAACGAAATTTCCGCCAATGCTCCGAAAAAGTCCGGCAGATACAAAAAGAGCTGGGCTACAAAAAAGGTCAAGGAAAACAGCCACAGCCTTGAAATGACCGTTCACAGCAAGAACCGCTATCAGATCGCACATCTGCTGGAACACGGTCATGCGAAAAGGGGCGGCGGCAGAGTTGCGGCTATCCCGCATATCGCTCCTGCCGAAGCAAACGGTGCAGATATGCTCGAAACGCTCATCAAGAAGGAGTTATCGTGAGCTACGAAGAGATCAATGAGATGATGCAGGAGATCGGGCTGCCCTTTGCGTATCATCACTTCGCAGAGGGTGAAAGCCCCGATCCGCCCTTCACATTGTTTCTGTCTCCCGGCGAGGATACCTTTTCCGCAGATAATTTCATGTACCACAGCTTCAAAGAGCTGCACATCGAGCTTTATACGGATGAAAAATCGCCGGATACGGAACAGCGTGTGGAGGAAGTGCTGACACAGCACAACATCTATTACACAAAATCAGAGGTATGGATAGAGTCTGAACGGCTCTACGAAGTCCTCTATATCATGGAGGTATGAAAAACGGCACTTCAGAAAAACAAAGTCAAGTTCGGTCTGAACAAGGTTCATTATGCAAAAATCACGGCATGGTCGGAAGAGGGTGTGCCGACATTCGCAACGCCGGTGCGCCTGCCCGGTGCGGTGTCGCTTTCTATCGATGCCAACGGCGAGAACGAGAACTTTTTTGCTGATAACGGCGTGTACTATGTCATCAACAACAATGCGGGCTACGAGGGCGACCTTGAGGTGGCACTCATCACGACCGATTTCGCCACTACGATCCTCGGTGAGCAGCTCGACAGCAAGGGTGTTCTTGTGGAGCGTAACGATGCCGAGACCTCGCAGTTTGCACTGCTCTTCGAGTTCAACGGCGACAAGAACCACATCCGTCATGTGCTGTACTGCTGCTCGGCATCCCGTCCCTCGACCGAGAGCTACACTACGGAGGAGTCCACTGAGGTCAAGACGGAGACTCTCTCGATGAAGGCAACGGCACTTCCTGACGGTCTGGTGAAGTCCAAGACCTGTGAAAGCACCGACCAGACCACCTATGACAACTGGTATAATGCGGTGTATATCCCGACCGCTGCGACCACAAACAACAGCACCGGCACACGTTCTGCATCTTCCACCAAGAGCAGCACTGCCGCATCCACTACAACTGACTGATTCGGAGGAGAGAATATGGCTATCAAGAAAATCATCACTGTTGACGGTATCGATGTTCCTTTCAAGGCGAGCGCAACCCTGCCTCGCCTTTACCGTGCGAAGTTCCGTAAGGACATTTTCAAGGATTTTGCCGCACTGAAGGACTCTGTGGACGAAAGCGATGAGCAGGATTCCGGTCTCGGCATCGAGAGCCTTGAGGTCTTCGAGAATATCGCATGGACGATGGCGAAGCACGCCGATCCGGAGAACGTTCCCGACAGCCCGGACGACTGGCTCGAACAGTTCAACTGCTTCTCGATCTACGAGGTGCTGCCGCAGCTTTTCGAGCTGTGGGGCATGAATCTGGAGACACAGGCAGAGTCAAAAAAAAATCTCGCCCAGTTGACCGCGAGATGACAACGCCGCTGTTCCTCCTCCGATGTGCGCAGATCGGGCTGACACTCTCCGACCTTGATCTGCTCACCATCGGAATGGTCAACGAAATGTTTATCGAAAGGGACAATGATGAAGCGACTTACAGCTACAAAGCGACTCAAATCGACATGGATAAATTTTGAACCGTTCAGCAGTCTGCTGCGGATACTCCTCGGACTTTCAATTTACTCCTTCGGTGTATATCTGACCATCTATGTCAATATTGGGCTTGCACCGTGGGACTGTCTCGCTGTGGGGATATCCCGTCATGCACCGCTGAATTATGGCAGTGCTATGGTGGCAGTATCCCTTGCGGCAATTGTGATACAACTACTCCTGCACGAGCGCATTGGCATTGCTACTGTCCTTGATGCAATTATCACGGGAAATCTGACGCAACTTTTCTGCAATATTTCCCCGTAACCTGAAAATCACAGCCTTTGGCTCGGAATCGTATATATGCTGTTCGGCTTCCTGTTTATTGCTCTGGGAATGTATGTATATATGAAGGCGCAACAGGGCTACGGTCCGAAGGATGGGCTACTCATAGCAATCGGGAAACGGCTGCCTAAGATACCCATAGGTGTGGTTGAGATACTGCTGTTTGCCTTCGTTACACTGATCGGTTGGCTGCTCGGCGGCGCTGTAGGTATCGGTACACTCATTTCTATCTTCGGTGCGGGTGCTGTGATGCATCTGTTTTATATGCTCATTCATTTCGAGCCGAGGGCATTGCACCACAAAAGTATATCCGAAACACTGCACAGGAGATAGCCGTATTATACACCTATCCAACCTACTTGTCTACCTACCACAGTAGGTATATTTATTTTTCCTGAAAGGCAGGTGATATCGCATGGCAGGAAGAATTAAGGGCATTACAGTCGAGATCAACGGCGACACCACGAAGCTATCGAAAGCACTACAATCCGTTGACAGAAACATCAAAAATACGCAGACTCAGCTCAAAGATGTCGAAAAGCTGCTGAAACTCGATCCGAAGAATACAGAGCTGCTTGCTCAAAAGCAGAAGTTCCTCGGTGATGCCGTCAAAAGCACGAAAGAACGGCTGGATACCCTGAAAAAAGCCAGCGAGGAAGCCGCCAAAACCAAAGACAACTACGATGCTTGGAAGGCAAAATACGATCCGATCAAACAGAAGATCGGTGAGACCGAAAACAAGCTGAAAGAACTGAAGGAACAGGCGAAAACCGCCGATGAGCAGCTTTCAAAGGGTGAGATCTCGCAGGAGAAATATGATGCCTTGCAGCGTGAGATCAAGGAAACATCTGACGAGCTGACATCTTTGAAGCAGTCCGCTAAGGATGTATCCGATGAGTTTGGCAACCCGATCAGCCCGGAGCAATACGATGCCCTTCAGCGTGAGATCATCGAGACCGAGCAGGAGCTTCAGAATTTGCAAACGGAGGCAAGCAAATCCCAAGAGGCTCTTGTGAAAATCGGTCAGACGAGTGAAACCCTTGAAAAGGTCGGCGGAAAAATCGCCGATGTCGGTGAAACACTGACTACCCATGTGACCGTGCCTATCCTTGCTGCTGGTACTGCCGCTGTGAAAACGGCATCGGATTTCGACACTGCCATGAGCAAGGTCGCCGCTGTATCCGGTGCGACCGGTGACGAGCTGCAAGACCTGAGAGACAAAGCCCGTGAGATGGGCTCCAAGACAAAATTCTCCGCATCCGAAGCCGCAGAAGCCATGAACTATATGGCGATGGCAGGCTGGAAAACTGGAGATATTCTTGACGGTATTGAGGGTATCATGAACCTTGCGGCGGCGAGTGGAGAAGATCTCGCAACCACATCGGATATCGTCACGGACGCTCTGACCGCTTTCGGCTTATCTGCTGCCGACAGCGGACATTTTGCGGACGTACTTGCGGCAGCAAGCTCGAATGCGAATACAAATGTGTCCATGATGGGTGAAACCTTCAAGTATTGTGCACCTGTTGCAGGTGCGCTGGGTTTCTCCTGTGAGGACACTGCCGAGGCAATCGGTCTCATGGCGAATTCCGGTATCAAGGGTTCACAGGCAGGTACGGCGCTCCGTTCTATGATGAATGCGCTTGCCGGAGAGGTAAAATTCTGCGGTGATTCCTTCGGAGAGATCGAGATCGCTACTACCAATGCAGACGGCTCGATGCGTGATCTGAACGATATCCTTGCAGACTGCCGGGTGGCATTCTCACAGATGTCGGAATCGGAACAAGCATCTGCGGCACAAGCACTTGTCGGCAAAAATGCAATGTCCGGTTTTCTTGCAGTTATGAACGCCGCACCCTCAGATATTGAGAAGCTGAACAGTGCGATCAGCACTTGTTCCGATGAAGTGGACGGCTACAACGGCGTTACCGAAAAAATGGCCGCTGTCATGCAGGACAACCTCGGCGGTCAGCTCACCATTCTGAAATCGCAGCTTGAAGAATTAGCCATTTCCTTCGGTGAAATTCTTATGCCTGCGATCCGTGCTATCGTTAGCAAAATTCAAGCTCTGGTAGATAAGCTGAATCAAATGGATCCGGCGACCAAAGAAACGATCGTCAAAATCGCTCTGGTAGCCGCTGCACTGGGTCCGCTTTTAGTCGTTGTCGGCAAAACAATGGTCACAGTCGGCAAGCTCATGCAGTTCATTTCCAATCTGCCGACCATTATTGCAGGTGCAAAGGCGGCATTCAGTTCGTTCGGTGCTGCTATCGGCGGTATCTCTGCGCCCGTGGTCGCTGTCATTGCGGTTATCGCTGCTTTGGTAGCGGCTTTCGTACACCTGTGGAAAACAAATGATGAATTCAGAGCGAAAATCACGGCGATCTGGGAGCAGATCAAGGGTATTTTTCAGGGCTTCTGTCAGGGCATCGTAGACCGTCTCAACGCTTTAGGCTTCGACTTTGAGAACATCGGCGAGGTCATTAAAGCTGTATGGGAAGGACTGTGCAATTTTCTTGCGCCGATTTTTGAGGGCGTATTTCAGCAGATTGCTAACATCTTCAAGGCGGTAACGGATATCCTACTGAATGTGTTGGACATTTTTATCGGTATCTTCACGGGTGACTGGGAAAAAGTCTGGAACGGCATCAAGGGTATTTTTGTAGCGGTATGGAACTTCCTGAAAGACACGCTCCAAAACTATATGAATGTGCTGTGTAACATTTTCGGCACAAGCCTTGACGAAGTGAAAGAGTTCTGGGTGAATGTCTGGAATGCAATCAAGAACTTTTTTGTCGGTATCTGGAACGGTATCAAAAACTTCTTTACAGGTGTCATAAATGGCATTGCAACATTTTTCACCAACATCTGGACAGGCATCAAGAACTTTTTTGTCGGCATCTGGACGGCAATTTATAACGATGTAACCACAAAAATCAATCTCATCAAGACCGTCATTGAGACTGTGTGGAACGCCATCCATACAGCAATCACAACAGTCATGAACGCCATCTGGTCAGTCATTACGACTGTATGGCAGACGATCTATGACATTATCTCTCCGCTGCTCGAAGCATTCCGTTATCTGTTCGAGACCATTTTTCAGGCAATTCAGATTCTCATCGGCATGGCAATGGACTGGATTCACGAGAAAATCACTGCTATCTGGAATGCCATTGTAGCCTTCTTGACTCCCATTTTGGAGAGTATCCGCGACTTCTTCCAGACCATTTGGGATGCGATCTGCACTACGATCAGTACTGTGCTTGATACGATCAAAAGCGTGATAGAGACTGTGTGGAATGCAATTTCCGGCTTTATCAGCACGATTCTGAACGCGATCTGGTCTGTGGTATCTTCCATCTGGAACAGCATCAGCGCACACATTTCGGCTGTGCTGAATGCGATTCATGCTGTGGTAAGCAGCGTATGGAACGCTATCTCCGGATTCATCAGCAGCGTCCTGAACACAATTTTTGCGACAGTCGCAAATATCTGGAACAGCATCAAGACGACCATCACAACCGTCATGAACGCCATCAAAACAACAGTCTCGAATATCTGGGAGAACGTGAAATCCGCTGTATCTCAGAAGATCACTGCGATCAAAACAACGATTGTCAATGGCTTTAATGCGGCGGTCAGCTTCATCAAGAACCTTGCATATGAGGCTTTCTCTTGGGGCGCTGACATCATCAACGGCATTGTGAACGGTATCAAGAGCTGTATCAACAAGGTATCCGATGCGGTCAAGGGTGTGGCTGACAAGATCAAGTCTTTCCTTCACTTCTCTGTACCTGACGAGGGACCTCTTGCGGATTTCGAGTCCTGGATGCCGGACTTCATGCAGGGACTTGCGGACGGAATCAACGCAAATACCAATGTTGTGGGCGATGCCGTCAACAACTTTGCCGGAGGTCTTGCTGAGAAGATCAGCAGCGTGATCCAGAATGCACTGTCCACTGTGGTAACCTCGGTGCAGGGCTTCATGACGCAGGTGTTCGATACCGTGAAAACGGTCTGGGCAAACGTCAATGCCGCAATTGATGCAACGATGTCGCAGATCAGCAGCGATGTATCGTCCGGCTGGAAAGCGGTTGTGGCTACAATTAAAAACGCCCTTGACAACATCAAGAGCGTGGTGACGACAACGTGGAGGGCTGTATTTTCTGTGATTGATTCTGCTCTGAGCGGAATCAAAAAGATCATCACTGCTGTATGGGCGGCACTGAAAAATCTGATCCAGACCGGGCAGCTTGACATCAAGAATGTGATCACTACCACATGGAACGCTGCAAAGGATGTAGTAAACACAGTTCTGAACGGTATCAAGTCCGTAGTTTCTTCCATCTGGAACACTATGCCTGACATCGTGCGCAATCCGATGAATCAGGTCAAGGATGCTGTGCTGTCTATCTGGGACAACATTAAAAACGGCATCGGAGACAGGCTCGGCAGTGTGCGGGATGCAGTGACCGGTGCTATGAATGCCGTGTATCAGGCGGTCATGGACAAGGTCAACAGCTCGTGGTCTTGGGGACGGGATCTCATGCAGAACCTCATCAATGGCCTGAACTATATGCTCGGAAATCTCATCAACACTGTTGCGGATGTGGCACGAGCGATAAGTGATTATCTGCACTTCTCGGTGCCGGACAAGGGTCCTCTTTCCGAATTCGAGAGCTGGATGCCGGACTTCATGAAGGGACTGGCACAGGGCATCAACAAGAGCAAGAAGTATGTGGAAAAGGCTGTATCCTCCGTAGCCGATGCGATGTCGCTCACAATGCAGTCGGGCTTTGATATGAAGTTTGACGGCATTTCGGGCGCAATGCTGGATGCCGGCAGCGGTGGTGTGGTCAATAACTACTACAACAACGACAACAGCCGGACAGTCAACCAGACGAATAATTCGCCTAAGTCGCTGTCACGGCTGGAGATTTATCGTCAGACGCGGAATGCGCTGAATGTGTGAATATTTGGGGCGGAATCAAACTCGCCCCATGTACTTATTATTCCCAGATATATCAAGGCACAAAATGAAATAATAATCTAAAACATATATTTTATAAATCAGTGTGCTGATTATAAAATTTCGGATAAAACCTTGAAAAGTATTTTGGAAATACTAAGGGCATAAC